TGTTGTCAGCGTAGATGCCGGAGAGGATTGGAACTTGCATTTAAGCCGCCATTTGATTTTGCTTTTGCCAGTAGCCACGGGGCAGACGATTTGCGTTTTGTTGCGCCATTGTGGCCCATCGCACATTGCCTGGCTCATAGTGGCCAAGAGGATCAATGCGGTCAAGCGTCATGCCTTCAGGCCTAACGCCAATGCAATCAATTAGTTGCTGCAATGAAACAAATCTGAATTCCACTTCGGCATAACATGCGTGGTGTTTTGCGCCAGCCAGGCTGCGCTGTCTTGCCTTGTAGTAGCTTGCGCGTGTCCTTGACAAGGCTGGGTCATTTTTCACGCCAGTGCCTTTGCGCGGGTGGTCGCGTCCATCGAACCGCAGCCTGTTATGGCACGGTTTACAGATCAAAGGCTTTCCTTCTTTCTGCAATTTCGATAGGACATCAGATCGAACCATTCTCTTTTCCTCGCAGTTTGGACACCGCACCTCATACTTTATAAGTCCATTTGGCATACATTGCTCCTTTGGAACACTGTAGCACCATTTTGGATTGTTTACCACTTCACGCGATCACTCCAATATGCAGCACTCATCTTGCCCTTGGCAATGTTGGCAGCGTGCCTAGCCTTGAAAGACTCTCGCCGAGCCTTGTCGGCATTGGACTCGCCTTCCTTCTTTGGGCTGCCAGAAACGCCCTGCTGGCCGAAGCGAATAGTCTTCACTTGGTCGCCGACCTTGGCCACGACAACGTGGCTCTTGGTCGGGTGCGATGGCGTGCGCTTGGGCTTGTTGTAGCCCTCGACGCCAACGCGAGCCAGGCGGCTGTCTTTCGTGGCCATGTCATGCCACCCGATACCAAGAATTCGTGGCTTGGTAAAAGCGCATCGTAAAGAAGGCATTGGCGGCCAGCGTGGTCGGTGCGCCGAAGGATGCCGCCGCACCATTCAAGGCCAGCGTGAAGCTGGTGATGATCTGGGTGGTAGTCACCAGCACTTGGGTGCCATCAGGCACGCCAGTGTTCAGCGGCAGCGTGATCGTTCCAGCGGCCAAAGTGCCAGCAGGCTGGATCAGCATCCATTGCTGCTCTGTTGTTGGCGTCGGCACCGTGATGTTGAATCCGGTCCCAGGCGTGTACAGATTGGTGGATACCGTCGGGGCTGCAAACGTCTGCTGGAAGTACTGCAGGAGCTGCGTGACCGAGACCCTGCGTGCGTCGCCGTTGTTTGGCACGTAGATCGGGAACTGGTCGCCACCAGATAACTGCGTGAGGGGTGAGAGTTGATTGATCGTGGGCATGGCTGCTTTTCCTCAGTTGTACTCGAGTGGGCCGTCCTGGCCTGCCAGGACTGGATCGACGGGTTGGCGCAGGAACGGATCGTCGTAGACGCGCCAGGGCTTGTTTCCTGCACCGGATGGCATGGTCCCAGGCATCTGCTGCTCCATCGGCATGGCCGCACGGGACAGGAGCGTGTTGTAGGACTCCTTGGCCGTGGCCTTGGTGTCGGGCATCACCTGCTTGCCGTAACTCGGGGCCAGCTTGATGGCCAGGTTGGTGTAGATGGCCTCATTGGAGCTGTCCGGCACGTTGGTCTGCTCGTCAAGGTCGCTGTCCTGTGGGCTGGATGGCAGCGGGTAGGCCAGCCGGATGCCCAGAGCATTCCAGGCGGCCATCATGGTGTCAAGCCTGCGCAGTGCTGACTGCATCTGCTCTGGGCCGAGGTCGAAGGCGTAGGAGGCCAAGCCGATCTCGTCGAAGGCTTGCTCGATGAATTGGCGCTTGGTCCATCCCATGTCATTCTCCTGTTTTCTCGGACAGCCGATCTTGGATCAATTGTCCCAGCTTTTTGTCCCTTGTGCGACCATCAAATCTGATGCCGAGTTCTGTGGCCTTGGCCTCCAGCTCTGCGCGGGTTGGCGGGGCATCGTCTGCGATCTGCTCAGGCTCAGGCTCTGCCACCGGCACAACTTCTGCGGCAGCGGCTTTGGCCTTGGCCTGCTCGCGCCAGTCCAGCGGCCTGGCTGGCTTTTTCTTTTTGACGGGTTTGATCGCCCACTTTGGCCTGGGCTTGGTCGGAGGAAATGCGCTGTCGCCTGCGGCATCAATGGCCTCTGCAGCCGACAAAAACCAGCCATCGTCCAGCTTCTCGTCCAGTTCTTCCTGGCTTTGGACGCTGGTAAAGCCGTAGCTTTTCCCGTTTGGCTTTTGGTAGATGCCTGGGCTTTTGTAGACCAATGAAGGGAACACGCTCATTTCTTTGCCTTTGCTGTCTTGGCCGACGCCACGAATGCGGCCTTGGTCGGTGCGCCCTTTGTGCCAGGCTTGCGCATGCGCTCAGGCGTCTTGCCTGCGGCCTTCTGGCGCTCGATGCGCTCGCGCTTGGCGTGAATGTTGGCGTAGAGACCCTGCTTCACTTCTTGGCCTTTGCAGGTGCTTTGCTGGGCTTGCCAGCCTTCATTGCAGCCTTGCGTGCAGTGGACAGGGCCACGGCCACGGCCTGCTTCTGAGGCATGCCAGACTTCATCTCCTTGGAGATGTTCTTGCTGATGGATTTCTGCGAGTAACCTTTGGTCATTGGCATGATGCGCTCCTTGAAATGTGGAAAGAAGAAGGGGCCGAAGCCCCTTCCTCTCTAGCTCAGCTTAGGGCTGATTGAACAACAGGATACCTGACATTTCAGGCTGCTTGTTGACCACGCCGAACAGGGTGTCGAGGCGGTACTTGATCACCATGCTGTCGATGTCGTAGAACTTCTGCATCACCAGCTCGACGCCTTGGTCGGTGGTGGCACGCATCACTGCGGTGCCAGCATCGGACGGGACGGCATAGCGGCCAGGCAGAATCTCCAGAGCATCGCGCTGCCAGAACACGTTGATCGCCGAAGCGCCAGTGTTCAGCCAGTTCAGCGGTGCAGCGGCAGAAGCAGCAACCAGTTGCACGTTCTTGTACTGCAGCTCTGCATCGGTGGCCGGTGCGGTGGCCGCGATGATCGGAGGGCTGATCACCATCGTGGTGCCGTTGGTCACGCTGATGACGCGGAAGGTCTTCAGGCGGCCAGTGGACACTTTGGTGATGTGATGCACAGCCTCGATGCCGTCAATGGTGAACGCGTCGCCAGCCACAATGCCAGCCGTGTTGTTCACGACGACAGACTGGTAGCGGTTGTCCACGTTGATCTGGCCGCCAACAGCGGTCGATGTAGCCTGCGGCACGTACTGAGCCTGGGCACCAGTGGTGTCGATGGTGGTCGTGCCACCACCAGCCACAGCGATGCGGTTGGCGTAGTCGAACTTATAGGTGTCAAAGCCTGCGACCATGCCGACGAAGCTGCGCTCGTAAGCACGATCCGACTTCTGGTTGCCGAACGAACGCGAAGCCTGGGACAGATTACCAGCCAGACCGTTGTAGTCACGGCTGGACAGGCCCAGGAAGCGGTCGTAGTCAGGCACGCCCTGCTCGTTCATGATGGTGTCGCACAGGGCCACATCGTCATAGTCACCGGCAGCAGTGGAGACAGGAACCACCAGCGTGCCTTGGGCAGCAGCCACGTTCATGATCGCCACGTTGATGTCGGAGGCCAGCTTCTGCTTGGCGCTCTCGCCCAGACGACCTTCTTGCAGCGCATCGCGCAGGTCGAGGGTGGTCATGGTCCAGGGCACGGTCTGGCTGAAACCCAGAGTGGCAGGAACAGCCAACTGGGTCATGTTCTGGTACGTCACGGGAGTGCCAGGAGTGCTGTTCTGGGACTGCGCGATGTAGGGCTGCGGACGCCAGATGGTGTCGTTGGTGCGAGCCATCATCGTCTGGTCGGTGTTGTAGATGTTCACGTGACGCGACAGCACCAGCAGGTCTTGGAAGCCTTCGAGGATGTCTTCAAACGCAACGCGCTCTTCTTTGGAAAAACTATTCGACATGATTGATTCCTATAAAAAATCAGTTTTTGGATGCTGCTCGTTTTTGCGCTTTGTACTGAGTGACTTTTGTGTAGTTCCCAGTTTTCGCCGCTTCTTCTCGCAGCCGTTCAAGGGTTGAGTCCACCGCCCCAGATACTCGGCCAGTTCCTGACACTATTCTCTCGGGTGGCGGGGCTGCCTTACGGTTGGTAACTTTCAATTCTTTCTCCAGTTTCGCTACCGCAAAGGCAAACTTCACGGGGTCTTTGATATCGGACAACTCCTTGGCCTTCTTCGGATTCTTGCCGAGTGCGTAAATGACGAGCGCAGGGTTATCTGCACCTTGAAGCACCACGCCCTGCTGGGTGATGTTGAAGAGTTCCTGGGCCACGGCCTCGGCATCCTCAAAATCTTTGACTCGCAGCTCGGCTTTCGCCCTGCCGTAGCCATCCAGCTTTGCCTTCCACGCTTTCTGCTGATTCATAACTTCAGCTTCCTGCGCGGCCTGCATCTCGTCGGCTTTTCGCTTGCGCTCAAACCAACCAGCCAGTGCATCCTCGAATTTGTCAGCGTCGTAGTCGTGATCTTCCAGCTTCGGCTTTGGTCCCAGCACGACCGGCTTGGTCTCAGTCTGTGCGGTTGTCTGCAGCTTGCTCTGTAGCTCGCGGTTCTGACGTTGCAATTCTCGGTTCGTCTTACGCAGCTCGCGCACCCACTCAGGCGCATGAGTCTGTTCTTCGGGAGGTGGCGCTTCCTCACCAATGGAGACGATCACCTCGTCCGACTCGCCCTCGCCATCTTCGGCATTCTGGCCTTCGTCCTGGTCACCGCCGGATTGGTACTCGTCGGTGGTTTGCTCAGTGTCTTGGCCTTCGTCCTCGATAACTACGGTTTCATCGTCTTGGCTTTCATCTCCTGATACTGCCTTTTTACTCATTCTCTGACCCCATCAAACTCACCCATTGACACGGCTGGGTGGATGCCGTTTATCACATTCTCGCGCTTTTTCATTTACCTGACAACAGGCTGAATGATCTGGCCACGCAGAATCTCCTGCACGGCCTCTGCATTTGTGAGCGCCATGTTTTGGGCTGTCTCGTCAACCTTGCCGAGCGTCTCGAGCGTCTTGGCTCTGCTGAGTTCTGCGTCGGCCACGGTCTTGACAGTGTTGGCACGGGCCTGCGCCGCCTTGGCGGTGGCCTCCTCGGCAGCGGCCTGGAGGTACATGGCATTCGGGTCTTGTGGCTTGCCCTGCATCTCGGCCATGAGTTCTTGGGCCTCGTCCTCGGTCGGCTCGACCACGCCCATGCGCAGCAGCTTCTTGCGGAAGTAGGCATTGGCATCTCCGACGCCCTCGCCCTCCATGTTCATCATGGCCATCGCCGTCAGCACCTGTGCGGTCTCTGGGTCTTGCGTGATCGAGAGCATTCCGGTCAGCGCCCTGACGGTCGCTTGGCGCTTGCTCGAGCTGGACGGGCCAACGTCTGCGATCACATCGAAGGTGGCGCTGGACAGGTCGTTTTGCATGACAACCTCGCCGGTCTCTTGGTCGACGGATGGCTGCATCAGCTCGACCATGCCAGCCTCGCCAGTGGCCGCGACCGTTTTCATCTTGCGCTTTTCTTCGGTATAGATGTCCCTGGCCATCGAGAGCCAAATCTCGCCGCAGCGCTTCATGCCCTTGGCAAAGTTGGACATGTAGATGTAGGCCTGTCCATCGACTCTGGCCTGGATCATCTCGACGGCCTTGCCGGAGATGTTGCTCACCATCTTGTCAGCGCCTTGCTGATTGCCCAAGATGTCCTGCATGTCGGTCTCGGTGATCTGCAGGAGCGCGGCCATTGCCGGTGGGATTTGTGGGCTTTTGGTGTAGGCCACCGGACCGCTGACGGCCTGGTTGCCGTTCTGGTCGGTGATCGGGTTGATCAGCAAGTACGGGTAGTCCTTGAGGTTGTCCTCGGACCACATGACCTGATGGCCAGCCACCTGCTCAGGCGTGAGGATCGGCTTCTCGACGCTGGACAGTGCGCTGATCTCGCCCAGCTTGGAGAGCTGCATGTTCTTCAGGCGCTGGGCATCTTTGGCCAGGCGCACGTGGCCCATGCATCGTTCCACGTTGTCCACGAACCACCGCTTGCCGTACACCACGACGATGGGAATGCAGTTGCCTGCGATGTAACCTGCGTCCTCAAGCACTCGGCCACCGGACATGACGTACTTGCGCACGCGCTTGCGCTTGACCTTCTTCTGCCGCACCTCGCGGGTGCCGATGGCGGCCAGCGTTTCCTCGAGGGTTTCGTCGGCTGCGAAGTCGGCCTGGCTGTAACGCTCCTCTGTGCCGTCGATGGCCTGGAAGATGCGGATAGTCTCGGTCTTTTCCTCGACCTTGAAGTACTCGGCCACGTAGACCACATCTGGCGTGCACCAGTCGAACTCGTACTGGTGGATGATCTTTGGCCAGTCTGTCGGGTCGTCGCCCCAGGTGTCCTTGTAGGCCTGGCGGGTCATGCTAGTGACCACAAAGCAGAACTTGGCATCGGACTTGTCCTGGCGCTTGGCACCCAGGTCGAAGAACACCGAGCTGTCGGCGTCGAAGATCGGCTCGATGCGAATGCGCTGCCGGTCATCCTCTGGGTCTTCCTCGTCCTCGTAGACGGTGCGCAGACGCCAAGCACCGATGCCGCCGCCGACCGCCTCCTCGAAGGCGTTGTCGTAGGCCTCGTCGGCCACGGAGGCCTGCTCGTCGGCTCGGTACAGACCGTCGCAGACCTCGGCCAGCTTGTCGTTCTCGGTGCCATCCTTGGAAACGAAGTCCACCGTGATCCGGTTGTTGCGGTACTCGTTGACCACTCGGATCACGGCCAGCATGATCTTGTTGACCTCGAACTTAGGCTTGTTCTCGTACTGGTCCCAGAGTGGGCCTTCCCACTGGCTGCCTGCCAGGCTGTAGAAGCGCCGGTCCTGCAGGCACTGCAGGCGCTCGTCGCGCAGTGCGCTCTGAACGTCGTCGAACTGCGCCAAGGCTTCTGAGTGAAGATTGGCAAGGCGCTGGTCGTTGGAGATTCTGGCCATAATTAGTTCCTCAATTTGTGCGATTGTCTCACCACTTCTTTACGTTTGGCAAAGGCGTGAAGACGGCAGGCTTGGCCGCACTTGACCGCCGCACCGCCTCGCAGGCGTATCGCAAGGCGTCGATGACGTGGTTTTTCTTGTCCTCCAGGATCGGCAGAATCTTACCTGTCAGTGGGTCTTGCTTATAACTGTAAAGGGTCAGCTCGTCAA